TGAAGTACCAGATGAACCACTTGTACCTGTACTACCAGATGAACCAGATGTTCCTGTAGATCCTGAAGTTCCACTACTTCCACTAGTACCAGTCGATCCTGAAGTACCTGAGGTACCAGAAGAGCCTGTAGAACCTGAGGAGCCACTTGACCCTGTTGATCCGCTTGTACCTGATGTACCGCTAGTACCAGTTGAACCGGAAGATCCAGAGGATCCTGTAGTTCCAGAAGTTCCCGATGTGCCGGAAGTACCACTACTTCCTCTAGTTCCTGAAGTTCCTGATGACCCAGAGCTGCCAGAAGTACCTGTAGATCCGGAAGAACCAGATGTACCTGTACTACCGCTTGATCCGCTTGTTCCTGAACTACCGTTTTGTCCTGAAGTTCCTGATGACCCACTAGAACCAGAAGTACCAGATGATCCGGAACTACCGTCTCCCCCACTAGCACCTGCCAAATTTATACTCCAAGAAGAATAAGTTCCGCTACCTACTGTTGTACTAGGTGTAATAAATGTCAACAATCCTGTTATAGGATCATAAGATGATACTTGAGCTTCTTGATAATTATTTAAATCATAAGCTATTACTACAGTTTGTGTAATAGAATAAGCTAAGCCTGTTCCAACATAAAGGCTTCCACTGTTTCCTAAAGTAAATGATCCAGTAGAAGATGTTAGATATCTATCTCCAGATAAACCTGCAGTACCTGAAGATCCAGAAGAGCCTGATGTTCCGGTTGATCCGCTAGAGCCGGATGAACCTGAAGAGCCTGATGTTCCGGTACTACCGCTAGTACCAGTGGACCCTGATGATCCAGATGTGCCTGTAGATCCGCTACTGCCAGAAGAGCCTGATGTACCAGATGACCCACTAGAACCAGAAGTACCAGTTGATCCTGATGTACCTGTTGTTCCTGAGCTGCCACCAGTACCCGAAGTACCTGTACTACCAGAAGATCCTGAACTTCCAGAAGAGCCAGATGAACCTGCTGTACCAGATGTTCCAGAACTTCCTCTAGATCCAGAAGATCCACTAGAACCTGAGGTACCTGTTGAACCGCTTGAACCACTAGTCCCACTAGAACCTGACGATCCCGTAGTTCCAGAAGTACCGGAAGATCCAGAAGTACCTGTAGTTCCTGACGATCCAGTAGACCCTGATGACCCGCTAGACCCAGACGTACCTGCTGTACCTGTTGATCCACTACTTCCTGCTGAACCTGAAGAGCCTGATGTTCCTGTTGTTCCTGACGATCCAGTAGATCCTGAACTTCCTGATGTACCTGTAGACCCCGAACTTCCTGTTGATCCGCTACTTCCACTAGTACCAGACGTGCCTGATGTGCCAGTAGATCCTGAAGATCCTGATGTGCCACTTGAACCAGATGTTCCTGATGTGCCTGTAGAACCGCTAGATCCTGTAGATCCAGAAGATCCTGTTGAACCAGATGTACCGGATGATCCTGAGGTACCAGTTGATCCTGAAGAACCAGAGGTACCAGTAGAGCCTGATGAGCCTGTAGATCCACTACTTCCACTAGAACCAGAAGAGCCTGATGTTCCGGTTGATCCGCTTGTACCTGATGTACCGCCAGTACCAGATGTACCTGTGGATCCACTAGACCCTGAATTTCCACTAGAACCGGATGTGCCTGAGGAGCCAGAACTACCTGAAGTACCTGATGAGCCGGATGTACCAGAAGATCCGGATGTGCCTGAACTGCCGGAAGACCCGGAAGTACCGCTTGTACCTGTAGAACCTGAACTGCCAGAAGTTCCTGATGAGCCTGTAGAACCTGAGCTACCGCTAGATCCTGAAGTTCCAGTAGAACCGCTTGATCCAGAGCTTCCAGACGTGCCAGTAGATCCGCTAGATCCGGTGGTGCCTGATAAGCCTGAGGAACCGCTAGAGCCAGAACTTCCGGAGGTGCCGCTAGAACCTGAGGTACCTGAAGTACCACTAGAGCCGTCAGCTCCACTAGTTCTATAATAAAATTGTCCAGTTACAGGGTCTACTACTACAAAAGTTGTTGAACCAGAATTTAAAGATAAATCTTTTACGCTTAAAGACCCTGTTATAAGTACACTTCCAGTAAATTGATGTGTATCAGTTAAACTATCCCCAAATATATTACTACCGCTGCTGTATACTACTGAAGATGTTACATACTCTACTACTAAAGTAGTTGCATATATGTTTCCTGGGGTTACTATATCTCCGCTAACATTTAAAGATCCAGTAACAGTTAAAGTATTATTGTTATATACTAAATTAGCAGAAGCTGTTGCTGCGTTTACAGAACCATCGGATAAAATTATTCTTCCTGGTCCGGGATCATGTATAGTATCAAATCCTGTTCCAGAAGAACCAGCTGTACCACTTGTACCTGTTGTTCCAGATGTGCCTGAAGTACCGCTTGTACCTGTTGTTCCAGATGTGCCTGAAGTACCGCTTGTACCTGTTGTTCCAGAAGAACCAGCTGTACCGCTTGTACCTGTTGTTCCACTTGTTCCACTAGACCCGTTAGTGCCAGAAGATCCTACGCCTCCAGATAAAGTATATTGAAACTGCCCAGATACAGGATCTACTACTACAAAATAAGATGCACTAGAAGTTACCAGTAAGTGTTTATTATATATGGACCCAGAAATGTCTAAGGACCCAGTAAAAGTTTGAATACCTATAAAAATATTGGATCCAGTAGTTGCTAATGATGCAGATTTTGAAGAAAATATAGGGTCGTTTTCTGGAAAAGAACCTGAGAAAGAACCTGTAAAAGAGCCTGAGAAAGATCCCGCAGTTACGGTATTCGATACTGTTAGATTTTTAAAATTTGCATCAGAACCATCTCTGGCTATCTGGATCCATGTTGCCATTTACGCTTTTGATTTTAGTGTGGACTCTCTTTAAATATAAATATCAAAAAGCTTAAAAAGACTCATCTCCAAGATCTATTACTGCATTGCTTCCTGTATCTGCAAATGTTCCTAGTCCTTGTATAAATAAAGACCCGCTATAACTATCTATAGAGTGTACTATTTCTTGTGAGCCACTTACAACTAATGCTGGTATAGAAGAGGTTTGAACAAAAACACCTTGACCAATAACTGTCAATGACCCTGTTAACACAAAGTCTCCTGATAATTCTTTACTTATTTGTTTAGCTCTTATTAATGCCATTTTATTCAAATTTTCCTACAGATATAATATCATCTTGACTATCAAAAGAATACCCTAAAGTACCTTCATTTATTGTCAACACTGTATTTACACCTGATTCAACAAAAGACGTTATATGTGTTGCATCAACATACACTCCATTTACAAAAAATTTAAAATCACTAACAGAAGTTGCAGGCAATCCTGATCCTGCTGGGGGCTCTTTGAACGATGTGTTCAAAAAAGTAGCCGTATTACTTGTTGTAGAAGCTGCGTCAGCCTTTTTAGTTTCTGATGTGTTTAAATACAATATAACATCAGTGTTAGTGTTAGTCGTTGTGTTTGTTATATTTGTCACATTCACTCCTTCTGGTATATATGATGTCAATGCTTGTTTAGGCTTAACTGGGGCTCTAAATGCTACTTGTTCTACGTCTTGGCTAGATGCTTCCATTGTGAAGAATACTTGCGCTTTAGACCTGTATTTAAGTGCATTTGCAGCCAAATGTTTACCTATATTACTAGGAGTTAAGTACCCATTCATTGATAAAGTAAATGTACTTAGAAACCTTCTATCGGTCCCCTCATTAATTTCATTAGTAATAGGAAAATTATCTATCCTAGCTTTAAATAAAAACTTTCCAGGTTCTCCCCAATAAGAGTCTGCTCTAAAACTTATATCCTCAATAATTTTATTTATATCTTCATAAAAAGAAGTATAGGCTGTACACGTATAAGTAAGGGTGTAATAGTCTGGTACAACTACATTATAGAATTCTTTAACCGGAACCCTGTTAGTTAGAACAGCAAAATTATCATACTGATTTTTAGTAGTGTATCTCTTTTCATAAGTTTGAAAAATATTTACAGTATTGCCGTCTAACTTGTGACTGATGGATCTGTTTCTTTCCAGGTTGTCCCTTCTTATGGTTATTATAGGTAGCATTATTCTACCGTCCTTATCTCTGTAGATACCGTCTTTTTGTGCTGTTTTCCATCTTTCGGCATCTGCAAATATTACAGGAATATTTTGCTTTGTACCCTCATTTATAACATAAGGCATTATAACCTCTTGAAAATAATACATTATCGCACTATCTATATCTTCTAACCCTACTGATATGTCTTTGAGGTCTTCTCCTCTCATTGACACATCTTCCCCTCTCTTATACTCATGTATAGGAGGTTTTTGTACGTTACTATAGTTAGGCTCTATTTTATCATTTAAAATTTCTGCCTCTGTTTTAGGTCTATTTTTTAGAACTCTTTTTTGTAAAGGCATACTATGTAGATTTTATAATATTTAACTTGTTTACACCAGTAAGATGGGCTTTACACACTATAGACCAAGACTCACCGTAATTCTGCAAGTCCTCTTCAAGAGAATACTCAGGATTTTTACCCATATAAAACTGATTTTCTACTACTACACCTACTTCATAGTAAGATTCTTTTAAGTATATAATATCTCCAGACTCCATTACTAAGTTAATGTCTATAAGATCATCTCTTAAAAATCTAAACTCTGCTGTTTGTGATACAGACTTACCGTAAGACTGATCGTCTGATGTTTGATCATCTATCATGTATAAACACGCTATTAAAATAGGCTGTTCATACATTTTATTTTTAGATTCTCCATAAATATTATACCTAGTTTCTGAAAGAGATAGTTTATAATATAGTACCTCCTCAGCGACTATCCTATTTACGACTTGTCTACTATGGTGTCTAAAAAATGATCTCGCTCTAGGTCCTCCGTAAAGTGCCATTAATCAGTTTTTATTAGTGTATCTAATTTGGGAGTAGCAGCAACTATACCAGGAATATTATTTAATCCTTTTTCTTTATCTGATCTAACCATAGCATGTTTTATAAAATTCAAATGGGTTTTTGGATCTTTATTAGTTATGAATTTTACTTCTACAGTGCTATATTCGTAGTCTTTTAATGTTCTATTTATTTTATCAAGCCTTTCATCGCCTCTCAGGTCTACAATAGTTACCGTAGGTATGCCCCTAACTCTTTCAACTGCCTGTACTCTATTTATTTTTCTTTTAAACTTTACAAGAAACACACAAGAATAGCTATGAAAGGTTTTTTTTATAGATTGTTTTCTTCTAAACCTATAATCATTATCTTTTTCTAATAATATGTCTAATAATTTAGTCATTAAGCTATAATAATTGGCATTGGAAAATTAACAAAAGTCTCTCTCATCATCGAAGCCTCTTGAGATTTCTTTTCTAACTGCTTTTGACGAGACGTATCATCTAAAGTTGCTCTTAATTGTTCAACTAAAGCAGTCTTTTCTGCATTTGCTTGATCAATTAATGTCTGTCCGTTAACTGTAACCTCCGCTCCTGGTACAGGTATCTGACTATATACACCCCTAATATTACCTAATGTCTCTTTTGTGACAGCTAAAGCGTAATCAAATATCCATTTTTTAAATATATCATTTATTTGATTGTAATTAATGTTATTATAAGGAACATTGCTTACATTAGTTATCAATCCATTAGAAGGGTTTCTATATAAAGCACTTCTTTCTGATTTTTTAATATAAGTAAAGAACATTTTTCTATTAAAAGTAGGTATTGGAAAAATCCTAAGCTTATTATTTATAAGTTCAAACCCGTACCCTGACTTTCTTATTTGATCATTAAACTCAATTGCTTGTATTTTTAATACATCAAAATAAACTGGCATCAACATAAAGTTAATTCCAGGAGAAAATTGACCAAATCCAAAAGTTTCCATCAAAGATTGAAGACCAGTACCCGTTCCGGCATACGGATCAAAATACCTTACAATCGCTGGGGATGCCTCATAAAATATTCTTTTTATTTCTATACTATCTCCGGGAGTTAAAGAGGCTGATGCGCTAGCCCATGCAGCTAAATCATAATGTTGTTGTCCTGCTATTAAGTCTATAGACCCAGAATAGTAGTTTATATTACCTCCGCTACCTACTTCACTTCCATAATCAGCAGCTATTCTAAACATATTCTCAAAATTCGGTTGAATTAGAGTTGTGTTTAGTGAACTTCCAGTTGTATTTCCTTCTAAAGAAAGATAGTTTTCTCTTATTTTATACTCATATAACTCTTTGCCATACACAGCTACTGCATCTTCTAAAGAAGCGTAGAAATTTATGTCTTGCAATTCAATTTCCATGATTGGATAACCAAGTCTCCTAGCAGCAAACTTGACAAATTTTTGACCATCAGTCTGAAATTCAGAGTCTGTATCAAAAAATCCAAATGGAGTATTTCCCGAAACAGGAAGTAACGGGACACTCGCATCATAATATTGTATTTCTACTTGGCCAGCCATTATAATTCTTTATAAATATAAATATTACTAACTCCTATATTGTTCAAATATAGCAAGCATAGGATCCACTATTGGATGTCTATGGTTTGTTTGTAGAGTTATTATGGTAAATCCTGGAATATCTTTCATATGTTTACATACAAAATCAAATCCGGAATCTTTTTTATTTCTTAAATCGATTTGTGCAGAGTCACCGCATATGATTATCTTAGATCCCATACATAATCTACCCATAATTAATTCTAATTGGTTCTCAGAACAGTTTTGTGCTTCATCAATTATAACTACACAATTAGTAAAGTTGAATCCTCTTAAAAAACCTACTGGGATTATCTCTATGAGTCCTTCTGTTACTATTTTTTCTATCTTTTCTTTACCGCAAAGCCTGAACATGTTATCATACACAGGTGCGGTAAATGGCGCCATCTTTTCTTCTTTGGTACCCGGTAAAAATCCTATTTGTTCTCCTGCTGTAATAGCTGGTCTTGCTATTATTATCTTCTCTACTTCCTTTTTAAACATCATATCTAGTGCTACTTGAGCTGCTAGTAATGATTTACCACTACCTGCTTTGCCTCTTATTACCGATATGTCGCTGTTTATTATTTTATCTTTTGCATTTTTCTGTTCATCGTTTAATGATACATTAAATTTTATTGGATTTTTAGGAACTTTCTTTGACTTAAACACTGAATCGGTGTGGTGATTTGATGACATAAACAATTTTATATAAATATTTTAAAATAAATAAAAAAGCCGGAAATAATATTCCGGCCTTTCTATATTTTATCTTCTCAGATTAGTAACCATTGTCAAGATCTGCTACTTCAACTTTACCGAAGAACTCGGAACGCAACATTTTCTTAGCGTACCTGGTCATCAGACCTTTTCTTGGAGTGAAAGTCTCAGGATCATACAACAGTGGAGTCATAATCAATGGGATATAAGGAGCAAACACAGCACCTGTTTCAAGGAACTGGCTACCTTTATAAGCCAAGAGAATAGTGTTTTCGTTCATGTATGGATTAACATACACTTTGTAACGGCTATTCAGTTGTCCAGCTTTGTGTGAACCCATTGCAAATTCTTCTTTGCTACCATCGGTATCAGCGGCATAGCCAGGGATAGATTCGATGATTGTTGCGATAGAAGGACCGCACATGAGAACGTTAGCTTGACCACGCAAAGTCTTCTGGTGAATCTTACGAGCTACGCTCTGGATCTTAGTACCAAGAGTGGCGAACCACTGACCTTGAGTGTTGTAATAACCACCAGCACCAGCAGCAGACTGTGACCAAGTACCAGCTACCCTGTTGTAGAAGGTGTTGGCAGAAGCAGACCAGTAATCTGTAGTGTTAGCGTTTTGGATCAACATGTCGATGATTTCGAGGTCGATCTCAAGAGAGATATATTCTGACAGAGTAGAAGTCAATTCAGCTTCAGCGTCAAGAGACTGGTAAGCATTCAGGTCTTGGCTGAATTCTGGAGTCCACTTAGCTTTAAGTTTCCTTGTTTTAGCAACTACGGCCTCAGAACGAAGTTCAACGTTAATCTCAGGGATAGCGTTAGAACCAGTTAAAGGAGATGATGCTGCATCTTCGAAGTCACCACGGCTGTTGTCAGCAGGTTGCTTCTGATAGAATACTACGCCAGAACCAGAACCCAAGTTCAATTGACCAGCAGAGCCAGATACAATGAAAGAAAGGGTGTCGTTAGAAGCGTAAGAAGTAAATTCAGCAAACAAGTTGCTTTCGTTTACACCACTACCAGTTACGATGAAACCACGAACAGCGTTGATGTCGAGGTTAGTCAAAGAACCGCTAGCAGAAGTTACAGACAACTTACGAAGTCTACCAGCAGCAGCAGAAGCGCTATAGATAGAGTTAAAGTTAACATCAGCAGCAGAAGCTGTAGTGATGGTGTAGTTTACAGAAGCAGAGTAGTTGTTGATTGAGTAACCAAAACGACCAGCACCGTAAAGACCACCAGCAGGGTTAACATCTTTTACGTTAGTTGTACCGTACATGCTGTCACCAGATGTGAAACGGTTTGTCAGAGGAGTACCAGGACGGTTGTTACCATACTTGAATTCCAAGAAGAACACAAGACCAGCAGGCAATGTCATTGGCTGCACGCTAACGAACTCTTTAGAAGAGATTTCAGCGAAGATCTTACGAACCAAAGGAAGAGCTACACCAGCCCATTGCTCACCAGCACCTACGGTAAATGTACCACCGGTACCAGTTTGAGATTGTTCTACGAGAAGCTGCTTAGCTTGGTTTTCGAGGATGATAGACATCCTTTCTTTACCGTAGGCTTGGTTCTTAAGGTCATTACCCTCAAGAAGACCCGTAGCTTCCCACTTCTTCACCAACCTTGTAGCTTCGTTCATTTGCGAAGCGTACGGATTGGAGCTTTCGAGGAGAGATTGTACGTTCATTTTACTTTGTTTTTATTTTTTTATTTTATTTTATAATACCAGCGAGCTTCTGCCACCTAGATACTTGCGCATCTGCATTAGTAATCACGCCTTCATTTATAACACGCTTAGTTGAGGTACCAGCTGCCTTAGAAGCAAACCCAATAGACTCTTTCAGACTTCCTTTAGTATTGTCGTTCTTAACGCTAAATGCTTGATCCAGAGATTCGTGTACAATTTTTGCTTCCCTAGTTGTTCCAGCTTTGTCAAAAGCGCTAATAACTTTTAATTTTTGTTGTTCAGAAAGATTATACTTACGTAAAATCTTATTCAGATAAAGAAGTTTAGCATTAATCAAGTTAGTTTCATTAACTTTTTGAGCTAATACAGCAGCTTGACGCTTGATTTCTTGAAGTTCTTGAGCTTCAGGTTTTTCCTTCATCTTTTTTTCTTTATGAAGTTTAGCCTTTTTCTTTTCCTGAATTTTTTCAAGAAGACTCATCATCTCCTCTTCTAAAATAGCTACTTCGTCTTTATCAGATTTTTCATCATCTGGATCTTCGTCATCGCCTTCTTTAATTTCATCATCTTCATCTCCCATTTCAGCAAGAAGTTTAGCTATGTCGATTTCTTCGTCTACATTTTTATCACCATCTTCATCGTCATTAGCTTCGTTCACATCATCTTCTTCAGGCTTTTCTTTAGGTTCTTCTTTATGCTCTTCGTCATCTTCGTCTTCGTCTTCGTCTTCGCCTTCCATTACATCACCTTCACCTTTTTCACCTTTTTCAAGTTCAGCTATGATTTCATCAAGATCGAAAGCTTCATCAGCACCTTCATCTCCTTCTGAATAGGCTTCTTCTTCAGATTCCATATCTTTTTCGGCTTCTTCCATACCATAGCCTTCGTAATCACCTTCTTCATGCTTTTTTTCATCCATCTTCTCTTTATCATCGTACCCTTCTTCGTAGTCTTCTTCAAGTTCTGCATCATCAGCTTCTTCTGATAAACGAGCGGCAAGCATTGCCTTAACTTTAGAATCAAAAGCTTCGTTTAAACTAGCTTTTGCGTTTTCAATAGCCATTTTTTTGATAGCATCCGCTTCTGCGATTGCTTCTTTGAGCAAATTTGTGTTCATTTTTCCTTAAATTTTTTTTTGGATTTACGCCTATTAAAGAGGTGTAATAGATTTCTTTTTATTCAACTCTTTATAAGAAAAAGAGTATTAGGCGAATATGTCGATAATAAATATATAAAAAAAGTAAAAAACTATATTTTATATAAAATTTTTACTTTTAGCAATGACAAACTCCTGTATTATTACAGATAAGATCTTTTATAATAGTATCTATACTTTGAAAAGATTGGCCTATTTCGTACCCTTCTTTTAAACTTAAATTAGCTCCTTGAGTTGACTCAAAAGATACTAAATCGAATGTCAATAACTTAAAATCATCGTTTACAGTTACAATACCATCATGTCCTTCCTGAACACTCCCCATACCTCTAGAGCTGATTCCTACTGGTATTCCTCTGCGAAGAAGCCCTGCAGCAATTCTTCCTGCTGGAAACTCATCCCCATCTAATATTTCTATATCTCCCATTACATCATCTCCTTTCCAGTAAATGTTTACTATGTTATGGGACACATTTTTAAGATTAACCACGTTAGAATCGCTATGATCCAACTCTCCTAAAGCACGGTTTTGCTTTACCATGGTATTGTTATACTCTTCTATTTCTTTACGCAGTACTCCTTCCGGATAAACCCTACCATTCCTATTTTTAGCATTAGCCCTTTGTATGACTACGTTCTTAATAATCATTCTCTCACCAGGCTTGTAAGCCTCCGTAAGCTTTATAGGGTTTACATCTAACTTGTAATATTCTGTAAGTACTTGCATGTTATATATAATTATCTATATTTGTTCATTTGTCTATCGGATATTACCTGTAGTGCTTGTAGTATTTTACTTTTAGGGTCTATATCTTTTCTAGTTCCTTTTTCTGAGGCTTTTTGTATAAACTTTACTATTGTTTTTTCTACGTGACCTAAATTAGGATTTTTTTGTATTCCTTTAGATAATGTTCTATCTCTCATGTAATCACTAGCTAACTCTTCAGCATTTTTAAGCTGCTGGTCCATTGGTACATTGTCATTAAACATAGAGTCTATTTCTTGTTCTGTGGCTTCAGCTACTCTACCGCCTCTCATAGTCAATGTATTTGGCTCAAAAGGACGTGCCATTTGAGATCCTAATGGACTATCAGCCATATCATTTAAGTCGTCAGGACGAGCTATTTCGTAGCCTTTAGGGGCGTAAGAATTAAATATAGAAACTCCTTCGTCTCCTAACTCATGAACAAGTTTATTTACAATAGAGTGTTTTTCTGTTCCATTAGATCTTACATAAGGATCTTCACTTTCTTGAAATCCCCACTCATATTTTTTCATGTATTCCTCAAGACGCTTTTTTTTTACTTCAGGACCTTGTACTCCCATGTATTGAGATAATTCAGCTTCTTGAAGAGCTCTTTGAATGCGTTTACGAATGTATGATTCTAATTTAGATTCTGTTTTTGATGGTTCTTTTGAAGGAGAAAATACCTTTTTCAATACTGAACTAAGATTTTGTGGAATAAAACTAACAACACTAAAAGTATTTTTATCTTGAGGATTTTTATAATATTTACCTGTATCTTTATTACTAAATATTACTTGTGAATTATCATCCATAGTAATAACTAACCCATCTTTTTTATTAAAAGTAGCACTTTTTGCATTCCCACTTACGTCCCCTTCAACATCAGGATCCTTAGGATTTTTGGGGTCTATTGGATCTTTAGGATTTGATTTTATATTAAAAGATATTTGATTAGATACGATTTTGCTTTTTTCTTTATCTGTAAACTCTTCGTATATGTCTCCTGTATATTTTGATACTGCTGTTTTTGGAACAGCTTTATAGTAAGAGACATTCTCCTTACTATTAAGATTAGCAGCTGCTAATTTAGCATCTCCCCAATTATCAAATCCTCTCGGTACATACTTTTTATTTTGAGTATCTACAACATAATAAGAACTTTTAAGTTGATTAGGAGTAGCATTTACCTTAGTAACGCCTCTGTTGTCAGGAGCTTTATAAAATCCAGCAGGTTGTCCTGCTATACTAGTCCTAAAATTTTTATCTTTTTCTTTTGAAGCAGTATTTGTATTTACAGATTTTCCTGTGGAGTCTCTTTTCCCTTTTAACATTAGATTTCTATCAGGAACAATACCCCCAAGAGGTCTTAAAACAGTTATCTTACCTGATACGGTTTCTCTTTCATACGTTGTTGACCCTTTTTTTACAGGAACTTCAACCACTTTTTGAAAATCGTACTCTTTTTTAAATTCTATAGAGTTTTTCTTTATTAGTGCTTTTATAGCCTTTCCTTTCATTTTAGCTTCTTGTGTCTTTTCATACCCAGGTTTTACGCTATCACTAGAATATTTTATAATCACATTAAAAAGCATATCATCAGGAAGATCTCCTTCCATTTCTAATAATGAGTTTTCTTGTTTATTATTTTCCATTTTCTGTTTTTTTTGGTATTCGTAAGCTCTGCTAAGCATGCTGTATAGTTCGGTATCGTCTTGGCCTGCTAATGCAGCAATTCTATTCCTTATCATTTCATTAACTATGTAATCTGTTACTTCAACTTTTTTACTAGTTTTATAAATATTATTTAATAGTTTTCCTATATACTCAAGAACCTTTCCTCTTTGATACTCTCTTTCTTCTCTGCTATTTTTTCTATCTTCAAATTCAGAAAAAGCTTTTATCATATTATTCAAAAGATAGATATTGTTATTATCAAGCATAAACTCTTGTCCTTTAGACTTAGCATCATCTTTATTTACTTTTCCATTTGTAGAGGATTTAGACTTATCTATTTTTTGTTTTTTAGGCTCAGATTTTGGTTCTGGGCTTATGTCAGACGAGGGTTTAGTTTTTGTATCTGTACTTGTATTTGTATACTCCGATACTAACATGTTGTACAATGTCATTTTATCTGAAAACCTTTCTTTCAAAGTTGACCATACTTTTGCAATAACTGTATCGTTTTTTTCATCTTTTAGGCTATCAGTATACCTTTTAATAAACCTCACTAAAAGACTCTTATACTCTTCTACCGCATCTGCTTTTTGTCCAGGCTTCTTATACTGATCGTATAGGCTCTCTATTTTATCTAAAGTGCTGCTATTATTGATTAAAAAATTCTTTGTTTCCTGCTCTATGTCACTTTTAGGTTTTTGTAGCGATTGCTTTTTAAACTTTTTTGACTTTTCTAAATTTTCTACATAATCTATATAATCTTTTATAGACGTACTTCTGACGCCTATTCCTTTTTCATATATATCTTTTAGGGGTACAAGTTCTAGTTTGTATTCATCAGGAAGTTCTCTGTTATATTGATCTACTTCTTTTTTTGATAGATATATAAATTGTTTGCTCTCGTACTTTTTTGGAGGATTATAATCATCTTCAGAATCTTTTTTACTTTTATCCCCCTTAGTATACTGCTTAACTGCTGTATAATATACATCTTTAAAATGTTCCTCTTCTTTACTTGGTACTACGGCAGCTACTATTTTATAACTTCTTTTTAAACTGTCATACTCAGCTTTACTAATTTTTCTGTATATTTCTCTGTACACTCTTTTTTGCCCGTCAACAATATTTTTAAATGGGATCATATGAACACTACCCTCTTCAAAAGAAGATTTAGTGCTCGGATAAGTATCTCTGGTTCTTTGTGGGTCATTAGAGGCTGCTGCTAATCTTAAAGATCGTAGACTGTCCGAATCTTCGTTTAGAATGTTATATATTATGCTTTCAAAATCCATTGTTAAGACTTCTTTGGAGTTTTCTTTTTTGGTGCATTTTTCATTTGATTTTCCTTGTCTTTGAAGTTATTCTTTTTAACTTCAGTAGGAAGATCAGCACGCCCTTTTTTCTTCTTTGCCTTAAACTCAATCATATCCAAACGTGTATAATAATTTGGATCCTCTGCTAAATGATCTAGAGCTATTTCCTTAGCTTTATCTATATCATCAGTATGCTCAAGCTCATGTTTCCAACCTTTAGTAAACTCATAATAGTTAACTTGATCAGGAGTAAGTTTATCACCTTTTCCACCTTTAAGCTTTTGTTTTTTACCTTCAGTAAGAGACTCTTGCAATGCTTTAAAAGCGCTAAAAAAGTTATACCCTTGCTTTATTTCTGATTTTGGTTGTGCTTCCCATACGTGTCCTTTTCCTTTTAATTTAGACACAGTGTCATCGTATGACATAGTATTAGTAATAGACTCCTGATATAGGGGGTTTCTCCTTATGTGCCATAAGAATTCAGATTTAGACATTTCTTCTTTTAGCACTTTTTGATATAATTGCTGTGTTGTCATTTATAGTTCTTTTTTAAAAAGTCTTTTATATTCTGTGGCTAAATCTATTGATTCTGCCCATTTTCCTATTTTTTTAGTAACTAGTATTCCTTTTTTTCTTTTTGCTTTTGTCCCTCCAGCTCCACCAAATGAATGTTTGGTAGCCACTCCTTCTCCATCACCAGGGGTAACGTGCCCTTGATCTGCTGCAGGAGCTCCTCCTCCAGTTGTAGACATTTCGTCTACTTTATCTTTTAATATTTTCGAGTTCTTTTTCAAGTTGATAAAAATATAGTAAATTTTCTAACTCTAAATCTGATACCTGTCTTCCGGCTGGTATAGGTTTTATTATATTTACAACCTCTTCTAACTTAACTTTTCTAACTGTATCTTCTATATTTTTTGTTAATTTAGTTAATTTAGTTTTTATTCTGTCGTACTCCTCATTTACATACTCTTTAAAAGATTCAGGAGTGGATATGTCAGTTATATACCTTTTTAAAAGATTTTTTTGGCTCTCATTGAGATTTGAATACTTCTCATTGAATTTCTGAATTACAAGTTTATATACAAGAGCTTTGGTGCCCTTATCATAAGAAGCAAACTCTGTTAACAATGGATCAATCTCTTTATTTTTTGACCCATTACAAATGTCTTCCATTATAGAAAACTTGTACTTTATTTCAGATTCTGGGTCTACTTTATCGCTTTGTTGTATCTCAAAAAGCATGTAAACAGATGCTATGCTTTTGTAGTTATCTACCTTAGTTTTAAAAAAATCATCAAGGTTGTAATGCTCTTTAATTTGGGATATTAAATCGTATTTTTGTTTACTTAAAGTTTTTTTATTTATCTTTTTATGTGCCTGTAAAGCGGTGTCTATTACAACGTTTGCTTTAGATTCAGAAAGATTTTTACTAGTTAAAAGTGCTTTGTAAATACGATATTCTTTGGCAATAAGAGTATTGTTGAAATTCTTTTTAAGAATATCTACAGCTCTAGACTCTTTATTATTTAAAGTATCCGTAGTTATTTGTCTGACTAGCAGTTCAAATAAGAGTCCCGTGTTTCGAAGTTTATTATGCTTAAGCTTCATTTTATGTTGATCTTCTATAAATATTACTAAATATCTTCATTAAGTATGTTACTCTCATTTAAAAGGTCAGATTCTTCATTTTTTTGTTCAAAAAGAACTATTTTCTTTGTTCTTTTAGATTCTAGACCTTTTAAAGAAGTTTCTAGTTGGAAGGCACCTATTTTATCTTTTCTAGTCTTATCAAACGGAGTTTCTGGTTTCATATCTTTGGACCCTAGAGGATCTCTTCCAAAAGCAGATTTATCCGTTTTAAAAATAGAAGACTTTTCTTTTGGTCTTCCTACTGGATTTTTTTCCATCTCATCATACCCATTAGGAACATCTGGTCTACCTTCTTTCTCATCTGTTTTAGAGTAGACTGATGCAAGATCATGAGGGGTCCCATAAGACTCGCCAGAGATGGCTGGGTCGTTTCCTTCGTTTTCAATTTGATTATACCTGTACACCCTTTTAACATCTTCAACAATAAGATCTCTCTCTTGATTAAGTTGATCCTCTGACATCTGGAATATCTTATCCCCTATCCAATCACTAGAAAATATTTTCTTATCCATGATATCCCCAGCAAGAGCTACTTTCTCTTTCAACAAAGCAATCTTCTCTTGTTCATAAATTATAGACGGATTGTTTAACTCTAAGGTAAAGTTCAACAAATCTGCATCTTCAAATCCTTGAACATATAAATGAATAATAGCTATCTTTTCAAGCTCACTTATTATAATTCTTTGAAGTCTTTCTACAGTCCTACTAAACCTAACGTCTAATGCACTTATGGTGGATTTACCATTAAGTTCATCAGAGTAGTTCAAAAATGATTTAGGTACTTTTAACGATCCTAACATTAAATCTCTTAAAAATTCAACGTCTTCTATACCAGCATACTCAAGACCTTTAGTTGTATCTATTTTTGTAGTATTATCTCCAGGTCTAACAGGAATATAAAAGTCCTCAAGCATGTTCTGTACATTGAACTTAAGGTTATAATCTCCTGTTTGTTGGTCCACAAATGGAGTTTTTTTCATTCCGTTTATAGTGTTCTGCACAAACGCATTTACTTCGTTTGGAGGGATATTTCCTACATTAATGTAAAATACACGCTTCTCAGGAGCTCTCATAATTCTGTGCAATAACATTGCGTCCATCATAAGAGTGTACTGCTTAAAATATTTTCTAGCAGGCTCTATATAAGATCTACCAAATGGAAGATAGTTAGTATCTGTAAGAAGTCTAAAATGAGCTATTTCAAAATTCTCAAAAGCTTCTTTACTTTTAGTAGCAGTTGTACCTCCAGCTACTGCCACTGGATCATATATAAACTTAATGTAGGATGGATTATTAGGATCTTGACCTTCCTCTCTGATCATATCATAAACAGATAGAGGCCTTACACTATATACTCCGTATTTTTCAGCTATATCTAATTTTAAAAAGAAGTCTCCATATTTACACATGGATCTAATCCACATCGGTAGATTAAATTCTACATTTAATACTTGATAAAATAAATTATAAAGTATTTTTTGAATGTTTTCATTACTACTTCTAATCTTTAAAACCTCATTACTTTCCCCTTTTAGTGTTGCTTCTTCACAAAGAATGTCTAAAACAGAGGATATTATACCATCTGTGTCCATTGCTTCGTAATCAGCATACAACTGAAGCCTAAGAGTTTGATAGTTTAGGGTTGGATTAAATTGCATCCTTTGCCCAGCTTTATGCAAGCGAGTAAATCTATCTACTAAACTATTAGTTTGTAACTGGCCAAAAGACTGTATTCTCTCTACATCTGCCACCTTAAGCTGCTTACCTCCAACATTACGTATTACTACGTCTGTTGAAAATAATCGTTTAAGACGGGGAAAAAGTGACTTATCTACTGGCATTTATGTTTTGTTTACTGTTTTAATATATATAAATATCTACTTTTACTCTAATAACCAAGTTATGTTTTCTTGTTGTCCATTGACATTCATTTGGTAGGGATTTTGAAATTGATTTGGATTATGTCCAGTAGTTGTTGTTGTATTATACCCGCTTCCCCTAGATATGTTATTTATCAAGGCCCTTTGTAAATCAATCCCTCTAGCCCTATATTCTACAGCACTGTCTCTTAGGTACAGTCCTATAGCATATGCCATAACACAATCATCATGGTACCCAGTTTGAGCTATAGGCTTACCATTTTTCCATACAAAAGTAGACATTTCAGAAGATAATCTCCTAGAATTCAAAGATATACTGTGATCTCTTACATATTGTTTAAAGGCTAGTAATACTTCCGGTCTTGTTTTTGTAGATGTTGTAAACCCTGGTGTCATTTTACTAGTATCATAATCATATATTTGAGTCAGATACTGAGATACATTTGTTGTGTCTCCTTTAGGAGAGTAGTATATGTTACTGTAATTGAGTTCTAAAACATCGGATATGGTTGCATGCCCCAGTCCAGTATTTTCTACAACAAGCAAAGCAGAATTATACTCTGTAGCTATTGAAACAGCAAACTTAGATAGCGATTTGGTATCCATATCACCTTTGTACTCGGCTACTTGAGACCCAGTAAAAACGTCCATTACTTGAATTACTGAAGAGTCTGACCCATCTCCCTTAGCAGTGTCTATTATTACTATATAAGATCTCTCTGGTACGGGATATTCCCAAATCCAATAGTCTTTTTTGGGGCCTCTCATTTCTATTGGATCTTTTACTCTTTCTGTATAGTATTCTAAATCTTCAGCTTCAAAGTAAGTGTCTCCAGATGAATTAAAATTACAATCACACTCTTGTGCAGCCAATCTTTTTCCAAGTTCTTTGTCCTGATCTTCTCTCCATTTTTGGTTTCTTAGGGGGTGCACACTCCAAGGAAGTCTTACAGGAATAAAATTATTTTCTTCTGATTCAGCTCCTACCCATTGTTGGTGGAACCATTGACCTATTCCATTTGGAGTAGAAAGTACTATAGCTCTACCACCTGTGGCAAGTGTTTGTTGTGCTGATCCCCATAAATCCTCCGCATTTTCTATAAACGCAGCCTCATCTAATATAAGAACATTAGCAGTATAGCCCCTAGCACTCTCAGAAGCTCCTGAAGCAGCCTTTATCTTAGAACCATTCTCTAGTATTAAACTTAATTTATTGTCTTCTAATGCGGCTATTTTAAGCCAACTAGGTAACTGGGAATACGCAAATCTAACTTTATCTACTATATTCCTAGCTTTTTCTTGAGTAGGAGCCAGTGCTAGTATAGATTGGTCTTTTTTAAACAGCATTAACCATAAAGCATAAGCAGCTGTTAAAGTAGTTATACCTAGCTGCCTAGACTTTAAAATAAGAGTCCTATCATGTTTGTTTAAAAGATATAAAAGCTTCTCTTGAAACAGATAAGGGGTGAATAACATTCTCCCCTCTGAAGTCTGTATAAAAACAAACTTTTTTAAAAAGTATATAGGATCTCCGGCACACTTGAGATATTCCTCACGAATAATCTCTTTTATTGATTTCTCATTCGACATGTTACTTTATAATCAAAAACCCAATTGATATTACTAAAAGTCCAATAGCGGATTTTTTTATAAGTTTTTGTTTTTTAACTTCCTTTTCTAAACCTTTAATGGTTCCTGTGTATACTACTTCTTTTTCTTGATTGATATTTATAATATCTTTATAAGAAAATATTTCTTTGTCTTTATGTGCTATTATAGAATCTTTATAAGACTTTTGATTCTCAAGCGTATCTATACTTTCTAATAAAAGATTTCGCTCTTGTTTAAGAACATCTGAATGTACTAAATCTTTTATAACTCTTTTGGCTACATTTTTGTGTAACCTTAAAGTATCAGTATTCGGTACTTGTTGAATCTTTATAACGGTTTGAGAAGAAGCGCTCAAGCTCATCAATATCATAGCTATCAACAGACAATAAATGTATTTCATATTCCTTGTATATTTTTTTAATCTTAAGTTTATTTTCCTGCAATTGTAATTCGGCTCTATGAACTTTGTCAACAAATATCTCTACTTTCTCTCTATAAGCAATTATAGAATCCTCTCTTAGATGTATCTGATAATTTAAACTGTCAATGGCTTTTTTATACTCTATTTCTTTTTTTACATTAGATCTGTAAAATATTATAGCAGCTCCTATAAAAACAAAAACGGTTATTATTATAAATTTTTTCATACTATTTAATTGAATCTTCCCAAAATCTAAACAATATATTGCCTCTAAGATACGCATCTTTTTCCATTTCTAACAAATATTTGTCATTTTGTGCGTATTTAGGATCAGATAAAGCTTGCATATTTAATGAATCAAACTTTCCAGAAAGGTTTTGATTATGATGTATTAATTCGTGAGCATAGCTTCTCAAAACATCTTTTATGTGCCTTCCTGCCACAAATAAAGTTATTGACTTTCCCTGTGGGTCATAATATGCAGTTTTACCAAAAGGATCCGTAGCATACTCTTGACTGCTTGATATTATTACAGACGGGTATGGCATTATTTTAACTCCTGAATTTTGGATCCACTCTGCCAAATTAAGTAGGTACGGAACTACGTTATGTCCCGAAACTGGTACCTGTTGATTTATATTTTGATATTTAGTAAGATCCATTATGCTTCTGGTTCTGGGGTTTCTTCTTCTCCTTCCGGTGGAGGTTCGTTCCCTCCAGGTGCCTCTCCTTCTCCTCCTTCAGCTTCTGGAGATGCTGGCTCTTCCCCTGGCTCCGGTTCATTAATTACAGATTTTGTTTTTAATAATATATTTATCTGATCCAAAGCTTGTTCGAACTCAGATCTGTTAACAATATCGTATTTTTTCCCGTTTGCAATAACTTGAAAAAAATCAAAGTCTTTATAATCTTCAGGATAATTTAACTCAAGAGGACTTGGATTATACTTTAAATCAAAAAAATTACCGTTAGGTATAACTACTCTAAAAGTAGTAGGTTTATATGCAATGCATCTAATATCAGAAACTACTTCTCTAAGTTGATTTATAGACTTTTCATTCTTTTTTTCCTGAGTGGTTAAAAGTTTTATGAGGGTATTTGTAACTTTTGGAGATTTTCTAATAATTTTTTCTAAGTTAGATTCATTTTCTACTTTAGTTATTTCTACCTCCCAAAGGACTTTGTTTCTAAATATTTCGTAAAATCTTGGCTTCATTATATATAAATATCTAATCTTCCTTAGATTTAGATTTTTTAAGTTCTCTGCCTTTTTCAGGTTCGCTAGTTTTTTTAGGTATTCCGCCTTTTCTAGGTTCCCACCAATCAGTACAATACTCTTTTGGATCGTATGGAATTGAGTCAGTACCTGCCCATTTTTGATAATACTCATTTATACAATGGTACTGCTCAGATTTATCTTTAGGCACCCACCATTTACAATTTGCACAACATGAGCCCCCATATGGAACTTTCATACCTGCTTTGTGGTTATTAGGAAGCTCGTAAGGACCGCCTCCGTACTCTTCTAATAATTTTAAAAATTTTATCATTGTTTATCTTTTTCTCTAGATTTAAAGGACACTTTAGCTTTATTTGTATTTGACACAAACTGTTTTCCTTTTTTAGAAGCAGCTACTTTCTTTTTTGATGTAGCAGCTCTTTCTTCTTTTGATAGGCTTTTTGCTTTAGCTAATGGTAAACATCTTGTAGTAGGTTTTCCTTTTTTCATAGTCCCACAAGGGCCTGCTATATTGCCTTCAGTGTCTATTCTAACCCACTTCTCTCTTTTAAACCAACTATGTAAACTTTCTTCTATATCCTCTAATCCTTCTTTTTTTACTTTCCTCTTTTTTCCTATACCTCCTTTACACACTTGAACAGCCCTTCCCATTAAATACGCAGAGTGTTTTTCTCCAGCAGCTTTTCTACGTTCTGCATAAGCTTTTCCTTTTGGACAAAGCTTTTCATACAACATCTCCATATTGGCATCTTGCCCACAACTTTCACAATTCATGGCTTCTAGCTCTTCTAAAATCATTTTTTTTAGTATGTCTAAAAGTTTCATTACTCAGCAGATTTAATTGCTTGTGCAGTTGCTATTGCATATTGTTTAGGACCCATCTTTTTTTTGCCTCCACCTTCTTTCTCCATTCCTTTTATTATCTCATCTTTCTTTTCTTTTTCAGCTTTAGTCAGTTTTTTTTCGTTTATGCTCTCTAGATCCTTTATATCTACTATAGTTTTTCCTATAGATGCTAAATACTTGTCTAGAGGTAAATCATCGCTTTTTATTGGAGTGTATTTTTTAGAAAGTTCTAAAGCCATTTTTTGGCCTGTATTGTCTTTCTGTGTAGGGAGCTTAGCATTAATTTTCCTATAAGGATCGTTATAATATATACTATTACGATCTTTATTCTCATCTACTGGCTGTATCATTTGTGACTTTTCTTCATCATCATCTTCTTCTTCCTCATCGTGTCCACCTAATTCGTGGAATCCTTGAGCTGCTTGATCTATAAAGTTTTCTGCATTAGTTATATGATCTTGTATCCAGCCTGGAATGTCTCTTTCTTCGTCTCCTAGTTTTTGCATTAAATCCATTACCGATTTAGCTATAGATTTTAAACTATTTTTGGCCATAGATACTTCATGGTCCTCGCCTTCTTCTAAGCTTTTTGAGTATTTAGCAGTGTCTTTAATGTATTGTTTATCCTTTAAATCTAGATTTTTAATTTTATTAATATGAGGGAGTAGAGACTTTACAGCACTGTCAACATCTGGTTTTCCCGCATTTAGGAGTTCATTTTTAAATTTTTCAAATGTCGAATTACCCTTAATAGATAACTCCATATTTAATAACTCTCTTACTTTATCGTCACCATTTTGAAAAGCTTTTACAAGTACTAACCCTCCTAAATCTCCGGATCCAACTTCATCAACAGTACCTTCTTTAACTCTCTTAATATTCTTCCACATTGCTGCGGCAGCTATCTTTTTACCTTTCTCTCCCCCACCAGCTTTTTTGGCTAATTTCTCAAAGCCTTTACCTTTTTTTCCTATGTCTTCACCTGCTTTTGCCTTCTTGGCAACATCAGATTTTTGCTTTTTTGTAAGTCCAGCAGATGGTTTTTTCTTCTTAGCCTCAAGCAACGCTTCTTTAAAAATATCAGAGAGGTTCATTTTTATATAATTTATAGATATAAATATTTAATTTTCTAGTCTTTCTTTCATTTCCTTAAGACCTTCTTTTAATTTATCAACTAATTTGTTCTTATCTAATCCTCCTTCCCACTCTTCTACATCTCCTTGTTCCGTAACATAAGTCTCTTTTATGTTAGATTTAGCAAACTCCTCTATAAACTGTTCAGCCTCTTCTATATGAGTTATTATGTTTTTAGTAACCATGTTTCTAGAATATTCTTCGTACTTTCCCTCCATTTTTAACTGTGTTTCCATGCTAATTACGCAGTTAAAACACATACCATGTAAAGGATACATTTTCTTATCTAGAGGGTTTTTAGTAGGCTGAGAACACTTTGGACATAATAAAGGTATTCTAGTTAGTTTTTTTATCCTATCTAGCTTTGTTACTGTTTGTTTTATACCATCTTTTATAGTCCAAGTCTTATCCCCTTCTTCCCAAACATCCCCTTCTAAATGATCTTCCGTTTGTTTTTCGTAACCTACTTGTACTCCGGTGGCATCTCCATATTTTTTGGTAATGATGTTTCTCAGCCTTTGTACATCTCTCTCTCTAAACTCTTTTTTTAACTTTGTGTCTGACATAACTATAGTTTTTTTATTCTTATTTTTAAATCACCTGTACCTTTTATTGTTCTGTGCCACTGTCCCATAGGTATATTAATCTGCGCCTCTATTTTTATAGGAAGCTCATTTTCCCTTTGAAACATCCAATCAGTAGGTTCTATAGGTTCTACTATCCTATCTTCACGATCTCTGTGCCATACTAGCTCTCCTGATTCTATATCACTTTTAAAAACCCTTTCGTACCAGCCTTCATTATAATTTTCTGTGTATGGTTTATTCATATTCTACCAGTATCCTGTAAAACTCGATTTTAATCCAAGCATAGATGCATATCTAGGAAGCCTGCAAGCCCAATATCCTGCACTTGTCCTGTCTTTATTCTGTGCACACTTATGTCTGGCTGCAAATGATTTACGTGCCTTAGGATCGTTTATTTTAGCTTTTAAACCACTGGTATCACCAAACGAAACTTTCTTGATACCTCCGCCTGGTTTACGCACATAAACGTAGAACTTCTTTGATCCTCCACGCTTAGGTTTATTTAATGGAGGTTGCTTCTTCTTAGCTGCTTTTGCTTCCATTAATTGCTCTTCGCTCATAGGAAAATCAAGAGGCACTTTAATACCGTTGTAGTATCCGAATTCCCCAAGATCGGTATTTTTTATAAGCTTCTCTTCTTCTTCTGTAAGAATCAACTCTCCACTTCGGTATAATTCTCTAGCTTCTTTGAATAGTTCAAAATACTTTTTGGAGAATGGACGGTATACGTTTTCTGTAAGTAGTTTTTGATTGTCTATGTGATATTGTAAACCCTCTGATATGGGTTTTTTATTGCAGTTGCAATCTTCTGCTACCTCTCTTAAATAATCGGTGAACTTCATTATTGTAAATTTACAAGTTTATACTTAGTAGTTTGAATTAAAGTTTCTATCTCATCGTACTGATTCAACAGATAGCTATCTTGCGGAAGGGTGGGTTTTATTGATGTCATAAACATGCATAAGCCTTCAAAGTACATAGCATGCGCCCCATCTTCTCTTAAGGTGCCAGCCATTTTATATCCGTATAAGATACCGTATTTTCCTTGATATGATTCTACAAGCTCGTCTATTAAAGGTATAATACCTTCATAATACGCTTGTAAAGCTAAATGTGCTTGGCCAGAGCCAAGTCCTTTGGTCTGCCAATGATATATTTGTGCTTGGTTTCTACTTTGTAGTAATGTTCCTATTAGTAAAGGTAAATTATTCATTATTTCTTTTTTGATCTTTTTGCTTTAATTTTATCCCACTCTCTGGCTAAATAGGCGGGTGCCGCAATATCAACATAATATCCAGTTTTATTATATATTTTTAAGTCATCTGGCAATGACGTAATGTTTGTATCAGTTATATCAAGGCTTCCTCCTACTTTTAAATTTTTAGGTAGTTCGCTTATTGAGGTGCCGGCAATTTCTAAATTTCCTCCTACTTTGAAGTTATCAGGTAATGAGGTTATTAGGCTATCTCTCAAATCTAAATCTCCTCCTACTTTTAAGTCAGCAGGTATTGAGGTTATTTTAGTGTCTCTTAAATATAGATTACCTCTTACTTGTAAATTATTAGGAAGTTTTTCTATTTTAGTATCTGAAATAACTAACCTCCCAACTTTTAAGTTATCAGGTAGATACTTTATTTTAGTTCTACTTAAATCTAGCTCACCTCCTACTTTTAAATTATTAGGAAGTTTTTCTATTTCACTATATGAAAGATCTAAGTAGTCTCGCACTTCTAAGTTATCAGGTAAATACTTTATTTTAGCGTCTTTTAAATCTAAATACCCTTTTACTTTTAAGTCAGCAGGTATTGAGGTTATTTTAGTCCCTCTCAAATCTAAATCTCCAATTTCTTTTAAGTTATCAGGTAGATTCAGTATTTGAGTATCTTTCAAACCTAAAAATCCTTTTATTTTTAAATTAGCAGGTAATAAGGTTACTTGAGTGCCTCTTAAGTCTATTCCTCCAACTTTTAAATCATCAGGCAAGTCCTTTATTTTAGTATTACCTAATTTTAAAGTTTTTACTACTTCTAAGCCATCGGGCAAGTATAATATTTCTTTACAACTTTCTAAATCTAGCCCACCTCCTACTTTTAAATTATTAGGCAGATATTTTATTTTACTGTTATGTAGAACTAAGTCTCCTCCTACTTTTAAATTATTAGGTATAGAAGTTATTTTAGTGCTGTTTAAATATAAATCCCCTCCAACTATTAATTTATTAGGTAGGGAAGTTATTTCACTATATGATAAATGTAAATCTTTTCCAACTGTTAAATTATTAGGTAAAGAAGTTATTTCACTGCTCTGTAAGTATAAATTTCCAGATATTTTTAAATTATCAGGTATAGACTTTAATCTCTTGTTTCTTAAATCTAAATGTCCATGTATGTCTAAATCCTCAGGAGTAAGTTCATCCAGATAGTATATAAATTTAGCCTTTTGTCCGTAGCGTTGTATTCTATTATCTTTTAATTTTTTTCTGTCACTTGTAGGTAATGACTTTTCAATATCTTTAGGAATATTCTCTCCTGTAGTTGTAACTGCATACTTAGATATTAATTGTTTAGGAGTGTTTCTTATTTGTTTCTCTGTTAAATCATGGCTAAATCCTATGTACTTTTCCTTATCTGTATAATTTAATTTATCATACTGTTCATCAGATATTTCATTTTTAAATCTTTCATAATCTTTTCTTTCTTCTGCTGTTAATGGAATGTGTTTAAATAATTTTTGCAGTCCTTTTAATTTAGGTTGTATTTCTTCTATTTCTGACCAAGACATTTTTTTATCTCCAGGGTTATTTGATGTGGCTACATAGTAGTTCCCTTGAGCATTAATGTATATAACGATTGCATGATATATGTCTTCTTTTGGTTTGTCTTCATCAAAAACAAAATAAAAAACGGGCTCGTTAAGCCTCATACGATAGGAAAAGAACATATTAGAAGAATCTCTTCTAGATATACACCAACTATATCCTTTGCCGTACCTAACACATTTTTCTTTAAGATCTCCTAATAAAATTAGTAATCCATTTTGATTATAAACTACATCTTCAGATCCTTTAAAATCTACTTCATCATCATCTGTTTTTTTGGAAACATCTGATGGAAAATTTGCATCTATTAGTTTTTCTAACTCATCAAATTTATATTGAAATATGTCTTTTTTTTGAAATACGTTAGATGATTGTTTATCACTAAATTTATCTATATAATACTTTATCTGCTGATCTCCCAGTTCTGGTTTTTCTTTTTTAAACTTTTCTAATGCTTTTTTCTTGGCGGAATCAGATACAGCTTCTTGCAAGTTTATGGACTCAGCCATAGGCTCAAATACACTTTTCCAAAAACCATCGTTAAACATTTCTTGGTATTGTTCTGAGTAACTTTTAAGTAAAGGTGACTTATCTATTAAAGGTTCATCATGTACCTTTTCATTCATTATAGACAAATACTCATTTACTTGATCGTCAGTAAAATCATCTGGTAGTTGTTCTTTGGCTGCCTGTATATCATTATTCTGAGCTGCCTGATGTAATGCAGCGGATGACTTGTAGAACTGGGAGGGCAGTAGCTGCATCCCATAGTTAGAGAACTTTGCAAATTTAGCCTGTAATTTTTTGTTTCTAGATGACTTTTCATCTAAAGCTATATAAGCAGGCTTATCGGGTTTAACTTCAAAAAGAGAATAGACCTCAGTTAAAGGCCCATTCTCTTTTGCTTTTATTATTGTTGCTTGAGGTGAAAAATGAGATTTTAACAACATTTCCCACATTCTTGCTTTTTGATCTTGACTTATAGGTCCATTAGTCTTACCTACTACTACATTAACATGGCTTACTTCAGGTCTGTTTAAAAGCCAATACAAAGCATTTAAATGCATTTTAGTAGGAGGTGCAAACTCTCCAGGATAATAACAAGGGTGCTGTGCTTCCATATATATTCAATACTCATATAAATATTGAATTTATCCATTAATCATCGTTTGCTTAAATGTTGATGTGGAACTCTTTACAGGAGGGTACAATTCTACATTTTCGTGGAATTCTGAAGTGTCTGGGTCTACTACATTCATTACTACAGACTCTTTAAGAGTTTTTAAGAAAGACTCTCTTTCTTTCATTTTTACTTTAAGAAGTTCTATTTCTTTACTCATCCTATTCCAGATAGGGTCCCCACAAGATTCATAATCAAATTTTGTAGCTGCTTCAAACAATTCAAACTTTACACCGTGCTTAGATACATAAGTTTTACCGTCATCAGCATTTTTTTCAATCTCATCTCTTACTAGGTCCACAAAAGTATTTTTACCATCATCGTCAGTTAATTCTTTCAATTGTTTACCTGTTTCCTCTACAAACTTAAGCATTATAGCAACGTCAGTGGCTGACATATGACCTTCCATTAAAGCCACATAAATACTCATAGCCGCCTTTGCTACGCCTTTTTTAGTTAAATCTGGGGTTTGATACTGTGTTTCGTCTAATTTAATTAGAAAGTTTGATGTTGTTTCTGTCATAACGATAGTTTATATTTTAACAATTTATCTGCACTTAAAGGATCTACTGTTTGAATTAAAGATAGAAATGCTTTAAATCCCATTTCTGACGGGTCTTTGTCATCCATTTCAACTAAAAATACTTTTTTGCCTAGTGACATAAGAGTCTCACAATGCTTTAATGCCATCCTAATAGCATCTTTATCTAAAGCTATATACACCTTTTTAATCTTAGCTTCAACAAGCCTTTTCATCAATTTAGGAGTTATGGACTTTCCCAAAAGAGGAATAGCATTTCTTTTTATAGATAGCATATCAAATCCACCTTCACATAAGACTATTGGCAAATCCCAATTTATATACATCTCAAAAGGTATTATGTCTCTAGAAGCTTGAGGGTATTTATATTTTAACCTTGTTTCCGGATCAAAGGATCTGCCTACAAAAAAGTTTATCTTACCGGAAGAATCAAAAGAAGGCATTATTATCCTTTCTGCGTATTTACCATCTTCACAATAACCTATTTGATATTTGATTATATCCTCCTCTGTTACGCCTCTTTTTTTAAGGTACAACATGGCGTGTTTTGCAAGTATATCATGTGGTTTTGCATCTAGTAGAAACTTATATTCTATAGGCAAAACACCATCAAATTCCTCTGTATCCTCATCATCCCTATCATTTTTTACAACTATGTACGATAGTTTTTTTAGTATGTCTGAAGTTACTCCTGTCTTTACGAATAGGGATCGTATTGTTCTACCTTTATTTCCACATACCCAGCAAGCCCATCTATTATTGCCTTCTGAGTCGGTTAATATATCAACTTCTAGCTTTTTTTTGTGTGTCCCATGAGTAGGACAATCCGGGAAAGGACAGTTGTACTTTCGGTTGGTTTTAGATGCTTTTTCTCCATACCCTAAAACCTGATCTATAAGCCCAGAGAGAATCGTCTCCATAGGTCAAAGATATAGACTATATATCTTTCTTCCAAAACTTACCTAAAATGTTTCCATTAAAACAGTTGTCAGATTCTAAGCATCCTTGTAATATTTGATGCCTCAGTTCCTGATATGTCATCTGTTTCTTGTGTGTACAAATATGTAAAACCTCTCTTTTAAAGGCTCCTTTACCTACTTCTTTTACCTCTGCTTTAAGGGACGCTTCAGATCCGTAATAGTCCTTCCAATCACTTTCAGCAATCACTTTCTTCTTTGTAGGCTTCTTTCCTTTTCCTGTATGTTCAGATAGTTCTTTTTTAGTTAAGGCTTTTGTCCTTTCTGAGTAAAGGTTTTTTCTACCTATATAGAACTTTCCTCCCTCTATTTTAGTTATTTTATAAATAAAACCGTAAGTATTTTCCGGAAATTCGGATATGTCTTTTATAACCTGTCCTTTGTAAAACCACATATTATATATCCATTCTGATTAAAAAATTGGTATCTGTGTCTGGGGAAATTGGTATCGGTTGTGCAAATTTAGCTACCATCAATAAGTCATTAGAATCATTGTAAAATCCTACCATGGTAGCATATGGAGTAAAATCAGACCCGCTGGCAAACCCAACCATAGTCTCCTTACTACATGCTGTTAATAAAGAAGGATTATAACTATATCCCATTTCGTGATCCTTAATAGTACACTTTATACTCCTCTCTATTATTAAGTGGTTATTAGAAAATTGTAGATTAAAGTCCTCGTATCCTGGCATATATTATATTTTATGGACAAATTCCTGCATCTGAGCATGCATATGTCGTTTGTATAAAGTCCCCGTTAGTTACTGCAACACTATTTACAGTTTTTATAGTTGCTTTTACACTTCCATTTGAGAATCCAGAAGTTAAGTTAGTCGTCCTGTAAACCAAAATAATGTCCTGATAACCTTCTGCTGGAATAGTTATGTTAGTACTTGTTGCATCAGTTAATACACTTGGAACATTAGCAGCTAGTACTGTAGCAGATACCTGTGCTAAGAATGTAGACTCAGGAGGTGTAGTTTGAGGTAATATTGTAGTACTTAATCTACCGCTAATACAAGCAGAAGGTCCGCTTATACTTAGCATATAGTGCTGTGCGTACAATTCTACTCCTATTACAGCTCCTACAGGACCTCTTAAACGAGTCCATACTTTACCCCCTTGTCCACATATATTTAAGTATCCTGTGTAGCTAGAATCAAATAGTACAGGCATTGTAGTTGGTGTTGAAGTTGGAGTAGGTGTGGATGTTACTGCAGGAGTTGGTGTTGGGGTCAATGTAGGGTTAACTAGATTATATGAAATACTGTCAGTGCAGACTCCAGTAGATGTTACAGTTATTTGAGTAGAATTGACATCTGTATTTACATTAAACCCTGCTAATAACTGATCTCTGGTTACTCCTATTGCTATAGTACCTAAAACATTATCTGATATTGTGAAAGGCCCTGCGGAAGTACCTATACTAGAAAGACTTACTGTGGCTACTCTTGTTGGCATACTATCCCTCCCATATTTGAATACTTACGAAATCGGTTGATATTATATTAACAGATAGATAAAAATCTATAACATCATTCATATTAAAGTTGTAAGATTGGTAAACAGTTCCATTAACTTGTATCATAACGTATCCAGCATCCATTGCTGTATTCGTTGGAGATATTTTCCTAACCCTATACACAACTTCGTTTGATACTCCCTCTGTTATATAAGAATCGTTTTTACCATAGGCTGGTATAGTGGAACTTGCCACGTTTATAGTATCTAAGCTAGCTCCTGCGGTGCTATTGAATATCTCAAACACATTTGAAGGGGATATATCATTCAATACTACCTGGGCTCTATTCCTAACTGTAGCTCCAGTAGGTGTAGGCGTAGGCGTTGATGTAGCTGTTGGAGTTGCTGTAACAGTTGGAGTAGGTGTAGGAGTGGCATTTTCTGCTACGGTAACAGACATTCCAAACAATGTACAATTTAATATTGTCGGGAATGGGGTTGGTGTAGGAGTAGATGTAGGCACAGGAGTAGGAGTATACTGTATGACTTGGTAAACTTCAGAATTTCCGCAATACGGATCTGAATTTACTACTATAATTGTAGCAGGACTGCCAGCTATGGTTACTGAATACCCTGCTAGTAAAGACGCTCTATCTACGCCACTATCTACCAGTGTTCCTTCAGAAATACTGTTATAGTAAATGTCAAACGGGCCTGCTGCGTCTCCTGATATAGTAACTATAAAATCCATATTATATAAATATAGTTTTGTTTACTTTTGACAAAGCGGATCCTATTACTTGATGCATATCGTAGTATTTGTAATCAGCAAGTCTACCTCCAAAAATATATTTAGTTTCTATATTCATTAAACTTTTATACTTATTATACTTAATATTATTTTCAGTATCATTTATAGGATAATAAGGGTCTCCATTATTTTCAGGAAATTCCATAGATATTACAGTGTTACTTTGTTTGCCATACTCAAAATGCTTGTGTTCTGTTATCCTAGTAAACGGGACTTCCTCGTCCGTATAATTCATCCCAGCAACTCCTTGATAATCACTCATTTGAAGATTGTATGTCTCAAATCTCAAACTTCTGTAATCTAGTTTTCCAAACTGATTATTATAAAATTCATCTATAGGTCCTGTATAGATTATTTTTTTAGCTATGGATTCAAAATAGTCCCTGTCTTTAAAATAATCATAGTTTAGTCTAACATTTATACCTTTTAACAGTTTTTGGAATATTTGAGTATAACCTCCTATGGGTATCCCAGAGTAAGTATCGTCATAGTAATTATCATCGAAAGATAACCTTATTGGAAGCCTTTTTATTATACTAGTAGGTAAGTTTTTTGGATCCTTATTCCATTGTTTTTTTGTATATCCTTTTATAAAAATATTATAAATCTCAGGACCTACTTGAGAAATAGCCCAATCTTCTAAATTCTTTGGGTCATTTATATTTACTTTAACATCCTCTAGCTTCCTAAAAGCTTCATCCGGAGTCGTCACTCCATAGATTTGATACAACGTCATTAAATTTATAGGAAAAGAATATATACTTCCTTTATAATTTACTTTCGGCCTATACTTAAAATCATTAAACTCTGCGTACTTTCTTACGTAGTCCCATATATTTTTATCAGAGGTATGAAATATGTGAGGACCGTATTTATGTACATTTATACCTTCCGTATTTTCAGTATAACAGTTACCTCCTATATGAGATCTTTTGTCTATTACTAAACACTTAAACCCTCTATCGGTTAATTCTCTAGCACATACAGCTCCAAATAGACCTGATCCTACAATTAAATAATCAAACATTTATTTCTTTATATATAGAGCATCTCCCCATTTATGAACTGTCATAAAAGTTTCAACTCTTGTTAAATTATATTTTGACAAATACTCATCTATTTCACTTACAAGTGCACAATCTTGATACAAATAATCTTCATTTACTTCGCAATACACGTAGTCAAATTTACTTAAATAATCCTTGAATCCTTTAAAAACCTCTAATTCATATCCTTGTACATCTACATTTAAAAAGTTATACATGTCGATATTAATATTATTATCTAAAATTATATCTGACATTGTTTTTATTTGTATCTCTACTTCTTTTATAAAATTAACATGTGGATGTTCTTTTTCATGAGTTCCTAATTTTAAAAAAGAAGAAGATTCTCCATTATTTGCTATTTTAAATGTCTCTATTTTATTCTCGTTACCTACCCCAGATATGATAACAATATCATTAGGACATCTTGATTTGAGACCCTCCTCATACTCTGGATTGGCCTCCACCCAAACAATAGGATTTATGCTATTACTTTCATACCAACCCTTTTCTTGTCCGTGGTGGGCTCCTATATGTATAGCTCCTTTTAGTGGGGTTATAAAGTGCTTCTTGAGATCTGTTATTAACATGTATTATATTTTTAAAAAATTAGAACAATATAAATCATTCACATTCCAATCGGAATATCTTGATCCAAACCAAGTTATTGGAGCTATTATTTTTTTATTTTCATTGGTGCTTAGCCAAGATCCCCACCAACTAAAGGTACTATTTGCTATTATGTGATGGTCGCATTTTGATATTAGACACATGTCATGAGCTAAGTCCTGTTTGTTGTATATTATGTTGGGGATTTTAAAATTATCTTTGCACCATACTATGTCATCTGAGGTACACACAAAAACTACATCTTCCCCATCTAACATTTTAATAGCCTTATTATAGTACTCTATAGTACATAAAGGATGGGCATCCGGATATAGCAAATAATCTCCTCTCCTCACATGCAAAGACACTTTTACTTTATTTTCATAGGGTTTTAAAAAATTATCTACCTTATTAGATATTTCTTTTTTGAAAGTATACTCTTTTTTAACTGCGCTAGGACAATGTTCAAAATACTTCTCAGTCTGGAAATACCCTCTAAAATTAGTACTTGTATCTATATTAAAGACTCCTTGATCAAAATGAAAGTGTTTTTCCTGATATAAGTTTAGTGTGTAAGTCTCTTTAATTTCACATTCTTTTATATCAAAAAAATCAAATAGATAACTTCTTTTTTTTACTTCTGGGTGTATTACTATATCTGCCTCTATTTTATACTTTACTCCTAATAGTAATGCATATTGGAACATTTGATTTCCTAATTGTCCATATTTAGCAAGAAAATCATAAGTAATTACCATTCTGCTGGTTTTTGAACTACATTATATATATACTTATCAGCTATAGATAAGGTATAGTCCACTTCTGAAGATTCTATATCAGAATAGTTTTTTCTCTGAGTTACTAAATTTTTAAGAGACATGTATATTTTATTTTCTTTCCTCTGACCTAAATTACCATAATACCCATCATTACAAGGATAACTTCTAAAAAAATTTGAATTAGTCAATATTTTGTCATAAAATTTATTATTAATAGCATAAGCGTGATTAGTTGTTGTTCTTATAACTCTGCCTAAATTATCAGTTTCTTTATAGTATTCTAATGGGTTGCACCCTAAATA